CGGAATAGACTAGTATCATGTATTATAATTTTCTAAGAATTTTTTTAAATCGCCGTATAAATTTACCATAACAGCTTCTTGACTGCCAAAAAATACAATCTTCTTGGGTATGCCCTTGACTGCATGTATATAATAGGGCATCTGCATTTTTTTATCTAGGTCTAAAATTGTATGCTGATTAAAACTGTGTGGATCTTCAATGGCAAATTCGTAGCGAGCCAAATCCAACTCTTCGCAAAAAATTTTATATCCGGGGCCGGTTAATCTCATGCCTCCAGTTTTTCTTATGTTGAACCACCATGAGTGCATGGCACGTTTGACAGTAATACCTGAGTCTGAGTCTAGTTGTTTAACTAGTTCTTCTGTGAGTTTTTGTTTGTTACGCACTTCACGGATAAACTGTTTGACCGTCTTTAAGTAACACTACGCTGAACTTGTCGGATTTAAATTGTGTGTTGAGTTTTTTGGCCAAGTTAATAGCATGACCAGGATTACTAAAGGAAACTTTTTTATACTTGGGTCCAGGATATTGAACCAACAGATTAGAAGTCTTGAGATTGATAGGTTTGGCATCATAGAACACTGTCCAGATACCCTCGCTGGCCAGCACTTGTTCTGTTTTGTAATTGCTTTTGTTGGTCAGTTCAACCAACACATTCGGTTTAGGTCTGCTCATCGATATACTCCTATATTTTATTTATGCCAAAATATAGGTATATTTTAGAACTTTCCGCCGTCCATTTCTACAGTAATTACTTGGTCTTGTTGTGTGATTGTTGCTTGTTCGCGTAGATTTTGAAGGTCTATTAAGAGTCGTGTAATGTCGGCATGTAGGTCTTTTGCTTCGGTTATGCTCATAGTAAAGTCTTTGGCACCGCGGGCTTCCGACCCACGCACACGATCAACAAACTTTTGTAAATGAATGCTCATTGGCTTCTTTCTCTGTGTAAAACGGTCCAGCATAAGGATAGCGTTGTAGTGCTATTAGTTTGGGATCTTGAACCGCAGACCACGAGCGTCCTTTTTTAACTTGATACCAGCCAGCCGCAAACCAACTTTTACTCTTATTTGTCTTGGTATAGATTGGCAGTTTCATTTTAACGTCCCATATGGGATTGTAAACTCGTCCAGAGGTAGGATATCCGTGAACCAAGTTGGCATTGACTTTCATCTTGGGCTTGGAAACAATGATTGACGATTCAAATTGTATGTTAGCCCGTTGTGCTGCCATACGAATTGTCTTGAATTGTGCTACTTGATTATTGATTTTGACCTGGAATCCGCCATCGCAGGCTTCAATGTTACCGACCTTGCGATCGTTTTCTTGTAAGATCCAAAATTGTTTATCGATAATTGGTTTTGCTACTATAGTCATTTGGGACTCCTTTTTGACATTTTTCTATTTCATTTTTTGGCACGTCTGGGTGCCAACCACCGATCAACAGTCGGCAATCAAATTTTTTCTCCGGTATGGTAGTATCTCGTATACCGGCCAGCACTACAATTGACACAGCTACAATTAAAGAAATGCCAATGGTCAGAATGTTATACATGAGTTTCACTTAGTACGCCTTTATAAGTTTCGTTCATCCAACGACCAAAGCTGTCAGCACTTTCACTGCACTTGTTTAATTCGTACTTGCCACAGAACTGCATAAAACGTACACCAACTTGGCCAATGTCCTTGTGACTGATCTGTTCACGTATTGCAGCGTCTACTACCGCTTTAATATTCTCTGGTTGTGCTGTTAAATCAATCAATGTTCTGTTGCGTTCGTAATCGTCTAACACACGATGTTCTGCACCATCTGGATCTGTCCAGCGTTGCAACATCATGTTGTTCCAGTTATATCCTTTTTTATCTTTATCAGCATACGCTTCCTGTAAGCCAACTTTGTTCTTGGTGCCTTTTGTACGCACTCCAGGAAACGCTGAAAAAACATTGTCACTCGAATCGCCTCGCATGCACTTCTCAAAAAGTAACCACTGTGGGTCCGGAATCGTTTTTGGTTCCTTAGTTTTCTTGTCAATGACTGCTTTGCCTTTGGCATCAAAGATTCCTTCTATGGTGTGTAATTCGTCTGTAATGCCATTGTATTGTTTAACATTTTCTGCGAGTAACTGTACAAAGTCAGTATCGCTTGAAATTACTACATGTTCATCATGGGGGTGTAAAGCAATCCAGCGAGCAATGATATCGTCACCTTCTGCGGTTGGACAACGTATTACACTACAGTTGGTCCTATCGCTCAAGTATTTAGTCAAATTATCGTATGTTTCCCAGAACATTTTATCTTCATCTGCTTGCTCTTCTGTAAGAGCTGCACGGGCCACAGCACGATTATTTTTGTAGGGTTTATACATGTCCTTTCGCCAGCTTCTGCCTTCTAAGGCAAAAACCACGTGATCTGCTTCAAAGCGTCTGGCGACCTTGTTAGCACTCATTAGGGTTACATGGAGGGCAAATCCAATTTTCTCCCACGTGTCAGCAGCACGAAAAGCACCATGCCTAGCACGAAAGAACATATTAGCCGTATCGATAAGAACATATTTCATACTAGTAGTATAACACAATTCAGGTTATAAAGTCAACGAATATGAAAATCGACATATTTTTTTATATAATTATTAGCTAAATTCAAGTCAAAACTGCAACCAAGTTGGTCGGCCAGTTGACTTATTTGGACATGTTTTGACATATCTAACGGGTTCCAATCATCAAATCGGTAATCAAAATCAAACGTCTGGTGCCCATTTTTGAATTTATTAAATATGTCTAAATCAAGACAATGATGTTCTTCTGGCCATTTCAGTCTGATAGCCAAATCAATAAATTCTTTTGTTCCATCAACCAGCACAGTAAACACAGTATCGTTAGCAAAGAATTGCTTTATGTTATTAATGCCTGTTACAGTATGTGACATTATTGGTAGCCATTGATCACCAAGAGCAGACAAGTTGTTTAATTTGATACTAGCATTAACACTATTATCTGAATTGCTCAGTCGAATTTTGTCAATATCATCACCGAACAATTGACGGCATCCGTGTTCATGCTGATGCCACTGACGAGAGTTAATTTTTTCTGGAACAGTATTTAATAGCTTTTTTTCTAAAAAATTAAAATTGTTGTTATTTAAAAAAGATTCTGCAATATCGTAGTTTGTAATCGCAACTTTTCCACTAAATGATAAACAATTAGCAATAAATTTTCCTCCGCCGCCACCGGTATAGTGAAATATTAAAATTTTCTTTTTCATATAAGTTTATTGTTAATAATATATTGTAACACGAAACGGTGAAAAAAGCTATGGCCATCTTTGCCAAAATGCCATGAATTGGGGGCCACTGTTTCAATTCCATTGGCCTGAATAATAGCATTATAAGTCATAGCTGGGTTGTATGGTCCAATGTAGTTTGGTCCCCAATCTTTTTGCTCGGTAATTTCACTAAAATCGTTGTTGCCATTGAAGAAAATATGACGGATACCTTGTTGTTTTAACTCGTTGTGGAATGCCCAAATTTTGTCATGTGCCTGCTTGGTTTTTAATTCCCAGTCAGTCCCAATGACAAAGTTTCTATACTTCTCTTGCAAGTCTTGAGGAACATCATCGAGACCACTTGATCCTACTTGATAATAGATGCCATTGTGCAACCACTCTTCTCGTTCCCAGGTACTCCATTGAATGATCATTAACAGGTCGTCAGTAACAAGCGGTTTTGCTTTAATCCATTCGCGGGTAGTTCTCAATATACGATCGTTTGAGCTAGCACTTTCTGCGGCACAATGAAACCCTGTTTGTAATGTTAGGCTTAACAATCTTCCCCAGCTTGCTTGAAGATTATCAGGATGGGCTACTCGCCCCATATAAAAGTATTGCCCATCGTCCTCAGCAAACGCATGTGGAGTTACAGCCTCTGCGGCTGCAGTATGACTGTCACCATTTACATATAAAATCATAATAGTTTGTTTTCTTGAATGTAATTGTATAATACCTCAGCCCAGGCTTGTTGTGCTTCTTCAGTATGATGATTATTTTTTGTAGGTGTCCATCCGTGATTTTTTAAATACCAATAATAACTCAAGTTGTTATCGTATGGTCCTAAAAAATTGCCATGCCAATCATGCTGTTTTCCAGAGTGCAAAAATGGCATGACCGCATTAAAAAATAAATGTCTAACATTTTTTTCTTTGTAGTGACGATGAAGCTTGTAAATATGCTCGTGCGTTGCTTGACTTTTGGCTTCTCTTGTTGCCTGATTTTGTTCAGTTATCCAAGTTTTGTAATTTAGTTCCAAGTCTGGGGGCAAGTTATCGTGTCCTCCGGCATTAACATCGTAATAAACATTTCCTTTTTGCCACTCTTCTCTTTCCCAACTGGTCCATCCAACGACTACAAATATGTCTCGTAGATCAGCGTGTGTAGTAAAATTGCCAATGGTCCTTAAAATTCTAGGATTGCTACCGCCACCCTTGGCATCATTGACTAACGGTAAGCCTAAACGATCAGCTAGTAAACAGGGCCATGCTTGTGTTGGATCTTTAAGTTCAGCACCAATGCTGTTGCTGTCACCGTTTACATATAAAATCATTGTTGTTTAAGAGCTTTCATTGTTTCAGCTTCCACTACACGTTTTCGTAGACTACTGGAACTAAACGAATGATCACGACCGTTAAACACTAATTCAATACCACGGTGATAACATTCGTGCTCGCCACTAAATGGCTTACCTTCATACTCAACACCTAGCACACGAACATTAACAGGAAGAATTAGTAGCAGGTCTACTAGATCTTGTTCAGTTTGATAAACTACAACTTCATCTACATACCGACAAGCGGCCAACTGTATTTGACGTTCCACTACACTTTGAATAGGTGCATTCTTAGTGTCAGGACGATCTATTGTAGGATCTGTTTGTAAGCCAGCAATCAAATAATCACAATGATTCTTTGCTTCACTCAGCATGGCAATATGTCCTGCGTGTAGCATGTCAAAGGTACTGAAGGTAATGCCAATCTTCTTACCATCCTCTTTGAGTTTACGAATGTGATTGAATATCATGATACTTCGGATCTGCCATCACCAATGTTGCGAGTTTTAACTACACGGTCACGTTCAGGATTCATTGCTTCTTCTTGCTCATAAGTTTCAAGCACAATGTTACGACATACCGCAGTAAACCAACGGTCCACAATATCTGCGTCTGTGTCTGTGGGCTTCATTTGATAACCAGCACGAACCAAGTTAGCTACAAACTTGTCATTCCAATCCAATTCAAATGCACCGTTTTGCATGTTCTCAGGATCAACTTCCATACTAAGAATATTCACATATGGTTCGCCTTGTTCGGTGGCCGATTCTTTGGCAGTTTTAACTGGCTCTTTCTTGGGCCGTGGCTCGGTTTTGACTTCGGGCGGTTTCTTTTTAAA